TTGATGATGCATCTGGGAGATTTGAATCTCTTGATACACCTGTAACTCTTGGTGCCGCCACCGAATATGTGAGTTTATAATGCAATCGACTCTCTCTCATACATTTGCCCAAGTTCCTTCAGCTGATATCCAGCGCTCCGTTTTTAACCGGTCCCACGGTTGTAAAACCACTTTCGATTCTGGTTATCTTGTTCCGATTTTTTTGGACGAAGCACTGCCAGGTGATACGTTTAACCTGCGCATGTCTGCTTTTGCTCGGCTGGCAACACCCTTAAAACCGGTGATGGACAATATGTTCCTCGACTCTTTTTTCTTCGCCGTGCCTTACCGACTGGTATGGGATAATTGGCAGCGGTTTAATGGTGAACAGCTGAATCCCGGTGATTCAACTGATTACGTTGTACCTCAGATGGTATCTGATGCCGTTTCTGGTCATCTTAATGGCTCGCTATCTGATTATTTTGGTATCCCGACAGATGTCCCCTCTCTTAGTCATTCGTCCCTTTTCCATCGCGCTTATAACTTGATTTATAATGATTGGTTCCGGGACGAGAATTTACAAGAATCAGTTGTAGTCGATACCGATGATGGACCCGATAGTCCGGCAGATTATGTTTTGTTGCGGCGCGGAAAAAGGCATGATTATTTTACGTCTTGTTTGCCTTGGACCCAGAAAGGTCCATCTGTTGATATTCCCCTAGGATCGACTGCTCCGATCCACGGGACGGGGGGGCAGACAAGTGTGTATAATGGTGCTGATCCAACTTTGTCCGGTTTGCGACTCACTACTGCTAAAAATGTCGAATCTCTTACAGCTCCATTAGGGACTGGTTATCTTATGTTTGGCTCCACTGTTGGGCTCGAGACTGATTTGAGTCTTGCGACTGCAAGTACCATAAACCAGTTGCGTGAAGCATTTCAAATTCAACGCTTGTATGAGCGCGATGCGCGCGGTGGTACTCGTTATATCGAAATAATTCGATCGCATTTTGGCGTTGTCTCTCCCGATGCGCGTCTTCAGCGACCCGAATATCTCGGTGGTGGATCGACAACTATTAATATATCGCCGATTGCGCAGACATCTTCGACTGATGCAACCACTCCCCAGGGTAATCTTGCTGCTATGGCTACTGCTGGTATTTCTGGACATGGTTTCGTTAAGTCTTTCACCGAACATTGTTTAATTCTTGGTTTTGTTAATGTACGGGCGGATATGACTTATCAGCAAGGCCTTAATCGTATGTTTTCGCGGTCGACTCGTTTTGACTTTTATTGGCCTGCTCTTGCACACCTCGGCGAGCAGTCGGTACTTAACAAAGAAATATTCGCGCAAGGTACTGCTGCTGATGACGATGTGTTTGGCTACCAGGAACGATATGCTGAATATCGTTATAAGCCATCTATCGTGACCGGGCAGTTCCGCAGCAATTATGCTCAGTCTCTTGATGTTTGGCATCTTGGACTTGATTTTGGTTCGCTGCCGGCACTAAATGCTTCTTTCATTACGGAAAATCCTCCGATTGATCGCATTATCGCAACGCCGAGCGAACCTCAGGTGCTTTTGGATACTTATTTCGACTTTAAATCTGTCCGTCCGATGCCAACTTATTCTGTGCCGGGCATGATTGATCATTTTTAATATGGGTTTCAACCTGGGCAATCTCATATCTTCTATTGCTGCTCCGGTGGTCGGAGGACTGTTCGGTATCACTGGGCAGCACTCAGCTAATCAAGCCAGTATTCAAGCCGCTCAAACGACTACAGCTAATAATGCGGCAGAAGGAGCTAAACAACGGATATGGAGTTCGCGCGAAGCATCTACTGCTCGTGATTTTAATCTGCGTGAAGCATCTACTGCTCGTGATTTTTCGGCCGTACAATCCCAGTTAAATCGGGATTGGCAGGAGTATATGAGCAATTCTGCTTTCCAGCGGGCCACAACTGATCTTGAAAAAGCCGGTTTGAATCGGATTCTTGCTGTCGGTAGTTCTGCTTCTACTCCTGGAGGAGCCAATGCATCGCCATCGCATGCTTCTGCGCCTATGCCGTCCGGTGCAGCTGCCACGAACAATCCAACACCCCGCATTGATAATGTTTTCGGACAAGCGCTGAATGTCGCAAATAGTGCTCTTGATGCTCTTAAACTATCGCAGGAAACGAAGAATCTGTACGATACTGGTATCGGTATTAGACAGGATAATATTACTCGTGTGTTCGAGACCCGCATTCGTAACCTAAAAATGCTGCAGCAGGATACTCTGAATGAAAAAACTAAGGCTGAGTTGCGCACGATCGAAGCGGACCTTGTTACTAAGCTCATCGATGCAGGAATGAATGAATCTGAGGCCGGGCGAACTTTGATGTGGATCAAAAAGAGTACTCAGTCTGTTGGATCAATTATCCCGCAACTCGGTGTAATTATAGGGAAAAAAGGAGGTAGAAAATAATATGAAACATCGTACTCCATACGACAAGCGTGTTCGTAAGTCTTTTCACACTGAAGGAGAGTCATTGACTAAGCAGTCAGAAAAAGACGATACTGATATCAACTTGATCCTTAAGAAGTATAATCGCACCGGACTTTTGCCGCGTGTGAACATGTTGCAAGGCATGTATGGCGATTTTTCTACAGCGAATGATTATCATGCATCGCTTAATGCTGTCCAACGAGCTCAAGATGCATTTATGGCTCTTCCTGCAACGATTCGTAGCAGGTTTGATAATGATCCAGCGGCTTTCCTTGAGTTCATGAGTGATGATAAAAACCTTGACGAAGCTTATTCTCTTGGTTTGGCCGTTCGGCCTTTTGATCAGCCGATGCAGTCTATGACTGCATCGGAATTGGGTGCAGGGGAAACCCCTGCTGCGCCGTGAGGCGCATGGCACAGTTACTCACTTGATGTAACTGTGCTGACTGACACCTTTTAAGGTGGCAGTCATATAATAAATACGGAGGTTGTAAAATGGCATATAGAAAGAGGATGAATCGTAAGGCATCGCGAAAGAATTTTCGCCGGGGTGCAATGAAGGTGAATCGAAAGAACTTCAAGCCAGCGCCACTTCGTGGCGGCATTCGACTGTGAATGGCTTGCTATCATCCAATAACTGGGTATCGATCTCGTGTTGTTAATGCGAGCGGTAGACGATCTATTGTATTCAATCGAAATTCTGGCTATGTCGATATGCCGGTCACTGTACCTTGCGGGCAGTGTATCGGCTGTCGGCTTGAGCGATCTAGGCAATGGGCGATTAGATGCATGCACGAAGCATCATTGCATGATGATAATTGTTTTATAACTCTAACATATAATGATGCCCATCTTCCCGCTGGAAATTCTCTTGTCGTTTCTGATTTCCAGAAATTCATGAAGCGACTTCGTAAACGTTTTGGACATAAGACAATTCGCTATTACCACTGTGGAGAGTATGGAGAACGGCACGGCAGACCTCATTATCATGCTTGCCTTTTCGGTTTTGATTTTCCTGACAAAGCATTATTCAAGATTGAAAATGGCAACAGATTGTATACATCAGTTATCGCAAACGAACTTTGGCCGATGGGCTTTGTTATTCTGGGTGCTGTTACTTTTGATTCTGCTGCTTATGTAGCGCGCTATATAATGAAAAAAGTGACAGGTAAGAATGCTGCTGAACATTATCTATCTGTTGACGCCGATACCGGCGAGATTTTTGAGCGCAAACCTGAATATGTAACAATGTCCCGGCGACCGGGGATTGGTAAAGGTTGGTACGATAAGTATAAAACTGATATTTTCCCGACGGATGAAGTTATTGTTAGAGGCAAAAAGATGCGAGTACCTCGCTATTACTCTAATCAATATGAGATTGAGAATCCTGACGAATATAAGAAGATCTATTTAAATAGGTTGACAAAAGCAAAAGCTTTGTGTAAAGATGCGACTTATGATCGTTTGCAAGTCCGCGAGACTTGTCAAAAAGCGCGTTTGATGTTGTTAATTCGCAAACTAGAAAAGGAGATTTAGATGCAACATATTGTGTGCTCAATTTACGACACCAAAGCCAAGGCATATCTTCAGCCGTTTTTCACTCAGAATGCCGGAACTGGTATCCGGGCTTTTTCTGATGCATGTAATGATTCCAATTCTCAGTTCTTTGCGCATCCCGAAGATTATATCCTTTATCATCTAGCATATTTTGATGATGCATCTGGGAGATTTGAATCTCTTGATACACCTGTAACTCTTGGTGCCGCCACCGAATATGTGAGTTTATAATGAAATCGACTCTCTCTCATACATTTGCCCAAGTTCCTTCAGCTGATATCCAGCGCTCCGTTTTTAACCGGTCCCACGGTTGTAAAACCACTTTCGATTCTGGTTATCTTGTTCCGATTTTTTTGGACG